ATTCCATCTACGGCACGAACCCGTTTTTGCGCCCCCAAGCCTGGCAGGCGCGCCCGGTGGCCAGGTCTTGCTCCACCGCTTCGGTCAGCGCTCGCGTATCTCTTTCGACGTCTTCGCGTACCAGCCTGCCGGGTGAATCGGCGCTGTCGCCGCCGCCGGCATCTTCGGCTTTGGCGCTGGCGGCAGGTCCACAGGTTCCGGCGCCGACGCGCACGCGGTCAACATACACAGTACGAATAACAGGGGCAAGTTCTTCATTTTTGGCTTTCGTGATGAATGTGTTGATGGCGTCCTGCTTGATGCCCACGGCGACGTTTTCTTTTACGCGGGTGAAGACGGCGACGGCATCGCGCGCGGCCCGCTCAGTGGTGGCGCGGTCAAAGCCGGCCTGGTCGGCTTCGTGCACGCGCCAGGCGTCGACGGCGCCCACCAGCGCCAGCAGCGCCAGCAGCGCGCCGATCTTCCAGCTGGTCGGGATCACCGAAGGAAGGGCGATCATCCGCGCCCCCGCGTGCGCGTGATGCGCAGATCGGGGAAGATGGCGACCAGGATCAGGGCCATCACCACCACAGCGGAAAATGCGCCGCTTGCGCAGCCCAGCAGATACCAGTCGGTTGCATCCATGGCGTGCCTCATGATGGGGTTACCTCCTTCGATTCAATCTTTGTCGTGCTGGTGATGGTGGTTCCCGTTTCGGCGGGAAGGTCGGTTTTGTTGAAGACCACTTTCGCCACCAGCGGCACCACCCACATGGTCCCGTACATGGTGAAATAGCCTTCGGTCAAGTGGCCTTTGATCTGCAGGTCGACCACGATCCAGGTTGTGACGGCCAGAACCAGCATGAAGGCGAGCGCGATTTTGCTCACCTTGCCGCCTTCCATGATCAGGTCGAAGGCGTCGAAGTCGAAACCAGGCTTGCGCTGCGCCCGCCAGAACGACAGCGCCACGATCGCGGCGGCGGCGGCCAGGATGATCAGCATCCAATCCGGTTTCATGGTTGCCCCGCTGGCGTGTCAAAGCGCGTCAGGTTGCGGCCCCTGATCATGCCTAGCAGCTTGTCGGCGTAGTCGGGGTCCGTCGCGTAGCCGGCGGCGGCCACGGCGCGGCACCAGCCCGGCCCGGTGGTTTCATTGAAACAGGCCTTGTAGCGCGGGTTGCGCTTGAAGAACTCCACCCGATCGGCCAGGCAGCCGTCCCAATCTGGATATTTCCGCCAGACCGCCGGCACCATCACGCTGGCGCCGTTGATCACCTCGCGCGTGATGATGCTGATGGTGTCGCCGCGCCATGCGCGATCTGCCTTGACGCCGAACAGGTTAAATCCCTGCTGCGCCAGCTTCGACGCGCCCCAAGCCGACTCGAGCGCGGCCTGGGCAAGGGTGAACGATGCCGGGATCCCGCTGGCCAGGTGCGAGGCGCGCGCGGCAGGGACGATCTGGTCTAGAAAATCTTGTGGATTCATTGGGTCACCGAAATTTTAAAAGCCTTCCAAATAATCCCGATCAGCAGCCCGGCGCCAGTGAGTGCACCGGCTTGCGCGACCTTGATCAGCCCTTCCCGCACCATCTTGTTGCGCAGTTCTCGCCACTCGATCACCGATTCGTGATAACGGCGATGACCTTCAAAATCGCCGGCGGGGAAGCCCGCCATGATCTTGTCGATGGCGGCCCGGTCGCTAAGGTCGCGCTCCTTCACGCCCTCCACCACCAGGATCATTTGACGCTGTGCGTCGCGCATTTCAGTTAGCACCTGCGCCAGCGCGGCGCCGCCAATTTGCGCGGCTTCTTTTTGCCATCGTTCTTGCATGGGATCCCCTGTTATCCGCCGAAAACTTCAACGGAAATTTCACCGTTACTCGCCAGCACGCCGCCGGTCGTGGAGTAGACCGTCACGCCGGCAGCGGTGCACACGCCAGACAGACCGGCATCGGTCGGGCCGTTCCAGTTGCGAACCCCGACGTTGACGGCGTAATTTGCATTCGCCATCGCTGTGGCAAAGTTCACGGAATAGGTGCCGCCAGCGCCGGTAACGCTGGCCACGTTGTAGCTACTGATGATTACCCCGGTGACCCCGTTGAATTTCACCCATGCTTTCGCCGTCGACTGCGCGATCGGGTTCGAACCGCTGGCGAACGTCAGATTGCCGAAATTTGGCTGGTTGCGCACCGTGCCGATGGCCACCGATTCGGTGTCGTCCAGGCTATTTCCCTGGATGGTGTGCTGGGCGTTGGCCGGCGTGGCGTGTTCGACGCGCAGGCAGTTGGTGGTCGCTGCGGCATACAAGTTGTTGCCCACCACGGTGCACAGTTCGGCATTGAAAAGCCAGATTCCGTACGTCGGCCCCTGCGCCGTGTCGGTGGCGAAATCGCGCGCAGCGTCGCCGGCCCGCTTGAAGCCGTTGCCGCTGATCGTGACATAGCGGCAGTTGGCGGCAAAAATATGCGAACTTGGCGCCTGCGTAGCGCCAGCATTGCCGCCGAGGAAGCGGCAGCCGGTGATCTGAATCGACGTCACCGCGTTGGCATTTTCCACTGCCACATTCGGGTATGCCGTCATGCTGTCGGCGTCGATGTAGATACTGGCCTTGCGGTTGGTGTCGAAGTTGACCCCGTTGATGTTCACGCCGTCGACATTGTTCAGCAGGAAGCCGATGCGGTTAAATTCAACCTTACCGCCCCTGAAATTGATATTGCCGCTCGAGTCGCGCACGCGGATACCGACACCGTAGACGGTAGCCGTCGAAGGCGCGTTGACCACAGAAACTGAATCCTGATTATTCGTGTTCACGTACAGCTTGCTGAAATCCGAATCGCCAGAATTGGAAATATCCAGGCCACATTCCTGGCAAGCGCTGATCTGCAAATTATTGGCCTTGTGCAGACCCATGTTGTACAGGTGCACGCCGGTTTTATTGCACAGCGTGATGGCCAGATGCTCATAAGTCGCGCTGCTTTTTCGCGGCTGCCCAACAGCGACATGGGTATATAGGCCGTAATCAGCTGAGTTATTGCCGTACAGGCCAAGGTGGCCGATATAGGTGTTCGAGCCAGTCACATCGATCATGAAGGGCATCGCGGTGCCGGCGATTAGTTCGCTCGAGTGGCTGAACGCATACCAGTAGCCGATATCACGCCGCACGCCGACCAGCGAAATATTGTCATACATCTGGATGCCGGCCAGGATCAGGTACCGGCCCGCCGGAAAGAAAATAGCGGGCCGGTTTTGCGCCGGCAAGGCGTTCACCGCATCGATGCATGCCTGAATGGCAGCGCGGCAGTCAACCAGGCCAGTGCCGGCGCGCACGTCATTTTTCTGCGCCGTGGTCATGAAGTCCATGACGCTGACACGCTCCTGGAAAACGTCTTGAATGGTGCGCAGGATGGCACCGACGCCAAACTGCAAGAATCCCACCATGCCGGCGCCCGCCGCCGTCAGCAAGGTGGCAACGATGCTCCACAGGCCGGCGGGGTCGGTGTTGTAGTTGTCGACGGTGTAGATGATGTTGCCCAGCGCATCCTGCACGACAACTTTATATGCCCCACTCCAGTAAATCGCATTAGCCGGTTCGCCGCGAGAGTTGAGGATGATCGGGTTTGCCTGCGGTGTCGTGCCGGCGGAATCGGTGTACGTGGCCTTGGGGTTGTTGGTCCCTGCCGCATACGTGTAGATTTTCCCGCCAATCAGTGGAATGCCGGCGATCGCAAAATACTGCTGCTTTGGAACTGGCATCAAGGTGGTGATCATGGTCGGCCTTTGTTAGACGAAATCGACAGCGGTAAATTTGAACGTCAGGCCGTTGCCCAGCGCCTGCACGAAGCCGCCAGTGTTCAGACCCTGGTTGATCAGTTCGGGGCATGGGTAGGATTCGCCCGCTGCGATACTGCGCGCGCTGATGAAGGTGTTGGCGGCGCCTGCCGCGCCTCCGTTCGGGACCAGGTACACGGTGGCGGCCAGCGGGCCGCCGGTGGTGTTGGTGATGGTGGCTGCCTTGATGACGCGGCGGGTAAGCGCTGGCACGACGCTGCCTTGCGTGACAGCGGCAGCGGTGAGCAGGCCGCCGTCGAAAATGTAGGGAGTAACTGACATGGCGTTTCCTTGGTGGGTTTAACTAGAAAGAATTCCGTTGGCGACCAGCGCAGAAATCACGCCGGCCAGCGTTCCGCCGGATGCGACCGCTGCTTGCGCGCCCTTGCCGTTGCAGCCGAATTTTGTTGCGACCGTCAGGCTGCTGGTTGGGATCAGCACCGATCCATCGGAGTGGTTAAAACGCATCGCTTCAGTCCCCGGGTTGGCAGCGCCAGCGCCTAATAAAATTGACGTGGTGTCATTGGCGATATACGCGGTAACAAGTGAAAATCTTCCGCCCCCGGCGCCACTGGTTGAGCGCAAGTTGATGCCCGGGATATTTGACACGGCAACGAATTGAAGATCCGACGTGTTCGAATACGCGCCGCTTGCGGTGACGAAAGTGAACTTGCCCGCTGCCGGCGTCACCGAACCAATGACCGGCGGCGCGCCCAGCATCGCCAGCGAATATGCGGTAGTGGCCAGCTGGGTGGTGTTGTTGCCTACAGCGGCAGTTGGCGCGGCGGGAATGCCCGAAAAGGTCGGCGACTTCAGCGGCGCGGCGGTGGTGATGATGTAGCGCACCAGCGCGGCGGGGTCTTCGATCATGTTGACCACGCCCCGTATTTCGTCCAGCTGGGAACTGAAATCGGTGGCGGGCTTGATCATCGCCAGTTCGGCGCGCAATTGCTCGAGTTCTGCGCGGCAATCGGCCATCGGTTTGAGCATCGCCACTTCATTTCGCAGCTGGCTGATATCCTCGCGCAACGCGGCCACTTCGGCGCCATGGTCGACATGCTCGAGCGCGCCGGTTGATGGCGGCGGCACCGGCAGGTGGTCGAGTTCGAAGGCCGCCAGCGTCGCCGCCTCAATGGCCAGCGCTTCTATTTCCTGCGACGGCGTGCCGTTGGTGCCGCCGATGCGCTGTAGCACTGCAGCCAGCGCGCGCGCAAATTCGGGCGTCATCAGAACGTCACGCGAATTTCCGGCGCTGTCGGTCACTGTGCCGATCGGCACGCGGATGGGGAACAGGTTCAAGATGCTCATCAGGACGCCGGGTTCAGTGTGGCGCCAAGAATCACACGCTTGACCGGATCGCTAATGGTCAGGCGGTAGACGCGATCGCGCGCGCGGCCAAGCCTGGTCCAGCAGGCGCGGCTGCCGTATTGGCCCATCGCCCCGATGCTGGCGCTGTGCTGGTTGCTCCAGGTCTTGCCGCCATCGTTCGACCAGTCGAGCATTGCGACCGGCGCGATTCCCTGGCCATCGTTGGCGCCCATGCCGGTTTCCATGTCCACCTGAAGCCGGTTGTGAATAACCCACCCGTAATCTGCGGTGGCGATGTGGGCGGCGGCACGGATCGCCGGCAGCGGGTCGCTGTCGCCATCCATAAAATAGCTGAGGTCGAGCGTGCGCAGGTTGCCGTTCTGGTAGTCGCCGACGATATGCTGGCCGGCGAAATACATGTGGCTGTTTGAACGGTGGCGGCCCAGCAGGCCGGTGGCCGGGTCCAGGTAGGCGCGCTGATGCCACAGCTGGGTGGCGATGTCGTAGACCCATGTTGCATTACCGCTTGGGAAGGTCAGCACATAGAACGTATGGCCCTCCTGCTGGTAGGCGTAGGCCACGGCGTCGGCAATGGTGCCGCCGTTGGCCGCGTAGCTGGCGATCGCGTATTCGATGGCATCGGTCGACACGCGCACCGGCGTGTAGCCGTTCATGCGGTAGACGATGCCGGCGCCGTCAGCGTTCTGACCCAGCCAGAAAACCGTGTTGTCCATCGACGCCACCGAATCGCGCGCCGCACATCCCTGTTCGATCGATGCGTTCGTGTCGCGCGCAAACGGGAAATCAGGACTGCCCGAAGCGCGCCAGATTTCGGTAACGGTCTGCTTGAAAAAAATCAGTTCGTCATGGTTGACGATGAAATTAATGATGGGTTCATAGTTGCTTTCGGCGGTGGCGAAATCCAGCGGGTCGAAGGTGATTGCGTTCGATCCGCTGACGTAGAACTGGTTTGTGCCGGGCCGGTTGAAAATGGCGTAGGTATTCAGGAAATCCACCGTGTCGGCGCCATAAAACGCGCTGTCGGTGATCGGCTTCACGGTGTTGGCCGCCAGGTCGACGATGTAGCCGGAAGGGCCGGTCACGATCACCGCTTGCAGCCCGTTGTCGTCAATTTTTACCGGCGTGCTGAGCGTGTCAA